AAGCACAAACAAGGCTTTGTCGAGAACGAAGAGTCTCGACGATACATCAAGTCGCGTCCTCAACTATTTGTCCCTAACGAGTTCCGTGTGGCTCCTGAGAATGCCAAGCAGGGTAGCGGTGGGCGTCACCCTTACTCATCCCTCTGGCGAGGCGTCTATAAAGACAACTGTCTGGACATGATCAAGCTATATGAGGAGATGGTTGATGATGGAGTCGCCCCTGAACAAGCGCGCCTTTGCTTGCCACAGGGAGTTCAAGTCCAGTGGATATGGACGGGATCACTAGCAGCCTTTGCTCGGTTCGTCCGGCAGCGCCAGGACTCACACGCTCAGAAGGAAATCCAAGAGTTGGCCGAGGCGGTCGATCAGATCATCCGTCCGCTGTTCCCTATTAGCTGGGAGGCTCTAACTAAATGACTCAAGAAGTAATCGCATTGATGGACGGTGACATCTTCGCCTATGAGATGGCAGCCAGTGCCGAGGAACCCGTGAATTGGGGTGACGGCATCTGGACGCTCCATGCTCTGGAAGAACCCGCCATCGCCAAACTAGACGACCGGCTCGACAGAGCAGCTAAGGCTGTCGGTGCTGATCGCATAATTGTGTGCCTGACCGACGACGATTGGAACTGGCGGAAGGATGTACTCGAAACCTACAAGGGCAACCGGAAGGATGTCAGGAAGCCGATGCTCCTGAAGATGCTGAAGGAACACCTGAAGATTGAGTACGAGACATTCGTACGCCCAAGCCTGGAAGCCGACGATGTGTTGGGTATTCTCGCTACCTGGGATGGCCTGAAAGGTAAGAAGGTAATTGTCACTAAAGACAAGGACTTACTGACCATCCCAGGTTACCACTACTTGCTCCATAAAGAAGAACACCGAGAGGTCACTCAAGATGAAGCTGATAGACAGCATCTTATCCAAGCTCTTACCGGAGATGTTACCGATGGCTTTTCAGGCTGCCCTGGTATCGGTGAGCAAACAGCAGCAGAAGTCCTAGATGAGCAGACCGGCTGGGAATCCTACGAGCATGAGTTCAAGTCCGGCAAACGGAAGGGCGAAGTAGTTACCCGCTGGCGGAAAATCGACGTAGACAGTCAGTGGGAAGCCGTTCTCTCGCAATACCGTAAGGCTGGCCTGGGTGAAGAGGAAGCGCTTGTCCAGGCGCGTGTCGCTCGAATCTGTCGGGCTGATGACTACAACTTTAAACGTAAAGAGGTGATCCTATGGAACCCCTAAGCTCAATCCGAGTATCGGACCCCAACAGGGCCATGTATTACAACAAAATGAATGACTTGTATTACTGCCGCTCGGCAGGTCGTATGTGGGTTTACTCTGGATGGGTTGCCTCTGCTTTTGAGGCCAGTCCTCTACCTGAAGATTTTATCGATCTGGCACTCACATCCCCGGGGGTCTCTGGCCTCAGCGCCGACCTCGGCATTGTTGACGATGAGGTTAAGGACAAGACTGACGAAGTAAACCAACCGTCTCACTATAAGAGAGAGTCCAGCGATGTCCTTCGTGCAGTCCGTACCGCTGTTCTGGAAGATGGCAAAGTCGACGACCTTGAGTGCATCGAAGCGATGGTCTCAATGTTTCCTACCGTTGACCAAATTCGTGGCTACCTCCGTGGGAACTCCTTCAAGTATCGCTGGCGATACGAAGATAAAGACCCCATTAAGAGTCTACGGAAAGCCGAATGGTATGAGAAAAAGTTAGAACGACTTGAACAAATTGCGGAGGAACATAACGGATGACAGATAACCTAGAGCAACAAGTCCTTGACTGGGCTGCTGAGAAAGGCATCTTTGATAACTCAACTCCTATTGATCAAATGAGCAAGATGAAAGAAGAAGTTGAAGAGCTAGATGAGGAGCTCTGCTTATTTATTGATAAGAGTCTAATTCGTATTGAAGGTGAGCTTGGAGATGTCTTAGTAACAGTGATTATTCAGGCTCATTTCCACGGTCTATCACTCGCTGACTGTCTCCAACAGGCTCATGACAAAATCAGCAAACGCAAAGGAAAGCTAGTAGATGGCGTCTTTGTTAAGGAGGGGTGATGGACAGGTCAAATATAGTGAGTGACAACGGGGTACACATGAAAGTTGAAAAGCGCCACGGAGAAGTTGAAAGCTTCCAACCCGAAAAGATTAAAAGTGCGGTAGGGAAGGCCATGTATCGGACAGGTACAGTAGATGAATCCCTACCTGAGATCATCGTTGACTTCGTGCTAGAGCATCTCGGTGACGACGATTCCCCGCATGTAGATACGATCCATGAGTTGGTAGAAGATGGTCTGATGGACGCTAAGGCTTTCGATATTGCTCGGGAGTACATCACGTATCGTAAAGAAAACATGCCCGATATTTTCCGGCCTAGAACTTCGTACAAGCCCTTCGAGTACCCTGGTCTCGCTCTCTATGTTGACGCCATCCAGCAGTCTTACTGGGTAGTTTCTGAGTACAACTTCACTGCTGACATACAGGACTTCCGGTCTGGCATCTCTCACGTAGAGCGTGAAGCTGTGCGCCGTAGCCTACTAGCTATCTCCCAGATTGAAGTTGATGTAAAGAACTTCTGGGTTAAGGTTGGAGACCGTCTACCTAAACCAGAGATTCAAGAGGTTGGTGCAGTGTTCGGGGAGAGCGAGGTAAGACATAGTCGAGCGTATTCTCACCTACTAGAGATCCTAGGACTCAACTCAGACTTCAAGAGCGTGCTAGAAGTACCAGCAATAAAGAAGCGTGTTGCTTACGCTAAGAGAGCGCTAGCAAAGGCAAAGACAGGAGACGACCGTGACTACCTAGAAGCCGTCCTTCTCTTCACTCTATTCATTGAGAACGTCAGCCTGTTCAGCCAGTTCCTTGTAATATCACAGATGAACAAAGAGCGTGGTGTTCTAGGCGGTATGTCTAACGTGGTCTCAGCGACTAGTTTGGAGGAGCAGCTTCATAATAACTTTGGTTGCGACATCGTGAACACGATACGTGCAGAGCACCCTGAGTGGTTTGATGACGAGATGGAAGAGCGTGTTTCCTCCCTTGTCCACGAATCGTTTGAAGCAGAGAAATCTATTATCGAGTGGATCTTCGAAGAGGGAGAGCTTAGTTACATCACAGTAGAAGAGACAGTGGAGTACATTAAGAACCGTTTCAATACTGGGCTAGAACAGGCAGGGTTTAATAAAGAGTTCGTTATCGACGAATCCTTGTTAGATCGAACTGAATGGTTTGACATCCAGAACTCATCTACTATGCAGGTTGACTTTTTCACCAAAAGACCTCCTAACTATACCAAGTTCAGTAAGTCCTTCGACGAAGATAGTCTTTTTTAATTACAGGAGGTATTAACCCTATGTCATTCTATTGGTTAAATGATGAATCGCGGCATTTCCTATCCGATTATCTCTCGGAACAAGAAGCCCCGGAGGAACGTATACAAACTATTTGTGACAGGGCAGAAGAGATCCTGGGCATTGATGGTTTCTCTGCCAAACTTCACGGCTACGTGAGCAAGGGTTGGCTTTCATTCTCTAGTCCTATCTGGTCTAACTTCGGAAAGATCCGAGGCCTTCCTATCAGTTGTTATAGCAGCTACGTATCAGACAGCATCCCCGGAATCCTCTATGCCCAATCTGAGGTTGGGATGATGTCTAAAATGGGTGGAGGTACATCAGGCTACTTTGGTGACATCCGCCCTCGTGGTTCTAAAGTGAGTGACTCTGGCGTGACATCCGGGGTGGTGCACTTCATGGAGCTATTCCAAGCAGCAACGAATGTTATCAGCCAAGGTGGCATCCGTCGGGGGTACATGGCGGCTTCACTGCCTATAGATCACGGCGACATTATGGAGTTCCTTGAGGCCGGTTCCGAGGGTAGTCCTATCCAGTCAATGAACACGGCCGTGACTGTAAAGGATCAATGGCTTAAGGAGATGCGTGAGGGCGACAAAGAGAAACGTAAGGTCTGGGCGAAGGTACTGAAGAGCCGCAGCGAAGTAGGCTTTCCTTACATCTTCTTCCACGATGCCGTGAACCGTAACCGTCCTGACGTATACAAAGACAAAGAAATGGAGATTCTTAACTCTAACCTTTGCCACGAGATCCTACTGCCAGTGAGTGAAGACGAGTCGTTTGTCTGTGACCTGCTGTCATTGAACCTGTTGCATCACGATGACTGGAAAGACACTGACCTGGTTGAAACCTGTGTATACCTTCTTGATGCTGTAATGACAGACTTCATTGATAAGCTAGCGAGCCTACGTGACAGCGAAGACAGCGACGATAAGATGTCCTTCTTCTTCATGGAGCGAGCGTACAACTTTGCTAAGCGCCACCGTGCATTAGGTCTTGGCGTTCTCGGTTGGGCTTCTTATCTTCAATCCAAGATGCTTGCATTCACATCAGACGAAGCAACGGAACTGACAGAGTCCATCTTCAAGGACATCCAGGGCAAGTCATACGCAGCGTCAGAGAAACTGGCGGAGATGTTCGGAGAGCCTGAAATCCTCAAAGGGTACGGTCGTCGTAACACCACCCTGAATGCTATCGCACCGACTACATCATCCGCGTTCATCCTCGGACAAGTGTCACAAAGCATTGAGCCACCGATGTCCAATTTCTACATTAAGGATTTAGCTAAGATCAAGGCAGTAATCAAGAACCCATTCCTTGAGGAGCTCCTAGAGAAGAAGGGTATGAATACTAAAAGTGTTTGGGAAAGCATTGCTAAGGATGATGGCAGTGTTCTGAATGTGGAAGGCCTTACAGAAGAAGAGAAAGAGGTTTTCCTAACGTACGATGAAATTGATTCTTATGGGGTTATCGACCAGGCCGCAGTTAGGCAGAAATATCTCGATCAGGGTCAGTCCTTGAATCTTAAAATCCCATCTAGCTACACCCCGAAGCAGATCAACGATATAACGATGCACTCTTGGGAATTGGGAGTCACTACACTTTACTACCAGCACTCTTCTAATGCGGCACAGCAGTTCTCTCGCGGTTCATGCGGGTCTGTCTGTGAAGCGTAGCGTATTAACAAAGGAGGCAACATGCTTGACACAATCCAAATGCTATTAGATAAAGCCGCTGACTTCTTCTCGGTTAAAGAGGACGACAGCCCTGCCTACTGTGCTATGGAAGATGGAAAGTCCGCATGTAAGTGCTGGTGCATGCACGTAGAGTCTGACTTCAAACCTATGTTTTATTACTGCCAGTGCGTGTGCAAAGAATGTATCTAACCAGAGGAACACACAATGAAAGAACGTATTAAGGCTTGGCTCAAGAAGGTATGGAAAGCTGCCAGCATCCAGCCAGAAGACAGTAAGACTGCACTAACACTAAAGTTTCTTTACATCGTACCTTTGACTGCGGTGTGGCACCTATGCATTTCCATCTACGAAATTGTCAAGAATATTTCGAGCGAAATCCAAAAGGAGTACAAGAAAAGAATCTGAGACCTTGCCACAGATATAGTGACAGTGCATTGGGTGCTATCGGTCTCTCGATGAGATCGCTCGGTGGGGGTCTATGACCTCCACTGAGAAAGCCCATGTGACCACCCGAATCAATTGCCCTGCACCTAAGGAGGGTCAAGGGATGTAATCCCTTCTTTAGGTTCATCTATTAGACAACCCAATGGAGGAACTTTGAGTTTATCAGAAAGTGTCCCCGAATCCCTCCTTGAGGAACTGGAGGCAAGATTCCCAGATCAGTGTCCATCCATAGAAGATACCGACCGCGAAGTCTGGATCAAGGTTGGACGAGTGGAAGTGACCCGGTTCCTCAGGAAACAGTTTGATGTTCAGAACAGGAACATCATGCGTCCTGAAACAGACAATCCTGAGGAGGATGACTAACTATGTGCATGAGTACACCGGATATACCGGATAGGCCCCCACCTAAACCACCCAAGCCACCTGCTCCGCCCGCACCACCTGCTCCTGGGCCACAGGGAGGTGCCTCTGAGAAACAGGGTGCTCCTGAGAACCCTACCAAAGGGGATGGGAAGCGTAAGAAGCGTGATCGCAGTTCACTGAAAATCCCTAAGAAGCAATCCCGTGGCATCAATCTGCCAGGGGCGGGAGGTAAAGACTAATGGCACGTCGTGATGAACGTAGCCGTAACAACCGAGCGAAGATTCAAACCAA